GTCTGGAAAATCTGTATTGTCCCTAATCCCTGAAGTTCCTTGATTCTGCAATGTTGCTCCTGCTATCGTTCTTCTTTCTTTATGTTCGTCTTTTAAATAGTAGTTAACTAAATCAAATAAAGCTAACTTTAAATCTTTTGGACACGCTGCGTATCCTGCGTTGTAAATAACTTTTACTGCTCCTACACCTTGTGGAAATGCTTTCCTAGTTCCACTTATATTTGTTCTTATAATGGAATCTGCTGATGCATCAAAGTAGTATTCGTAGTTGCCTGTTGTTAAGGCTGTATAGTCACCTGAATATGTTAATCTTTCATGTACACTATCTATAGTAGTAACTGGACTTTCGCTCAATATTAATGTAGCCGTATTGCTATCACTAATATTAAAGTACTCAGTTTTATCTGTAGAAAAATAGTCTACAAACGAAGTACCACAATACTTCTTGGCAAGGTCACTAACTTGAGGTACAAGAACGTCAAGGCGTTGGTCTTCTTTCTGACCCGTAATGCCCTCTGCGTTTTTATATTCTTGTACTGTTATTAAATCTGCCATAGTTAAAAAGGGGGAATGTTAGGTACATTCCCGAAAACCATAGTTAAGGTATTAACTACCTTTGTATTGAAGTGCGTGCACTGAAGTAGCGCCATCGATTAAATCAATGAAACCAAGTCTTTGTGAAGCAACTAATACTGTTCTTTGTGAAGAAACTTCGTAGTCAGACTCGATGGTTACACCTCTGAGTCTTGGCATTACATAGTTTCTAGCGTAAACTGCACAAGCGTGGAATTTACTAACTGCTGGAGTTTTGAACTCATCACATACGATTACTTTAGAACCGAATACTGAACCAATTTCACCACTAACTTTAGTAGCCATATCACCAACTAAGTTGACATCTTGGAATTCAGCATCTTCTAGTAACTCATAATATCCTCTTTGTGATACTATGTAGATAACGTCAGATGGGTTTAAACCATATTTGCCCATATTCTTTCTAGCAGCTAATAATTCTAAAGCTGTTAGTGAATCAGAAGCAAAAGCTGTTGCTGATTGAGTTTTGTTAGCCCCAGCCATTGTGACTAGTCCTTCAAAAGCTGCTCCAGATGTACCATAAACGCCGTCTGCATGGTTACCCAATAGTAGTGCGTTTTCAATACCTCTAGCATGAGATCTAACCATAGATTCTCTTATTAGTGGTAGGATTGGCATGATTGCATCTTCTTCAGTCTCATTACCTAAGAATGATTGTGAAATAAGTTTCTTAGTTGAAAGAACTCTTTCAGCCATAACTATACCAGCACCATTTGCAGGGTCATAAGCATCGCCTCTTGGGTCTAAGTTACCATGAGGTGCAGAACCTGAAGCGATTTGGTTAGCTGTAAATTCAGCATAACCTGCATCTGGTAAGATAGGAAGAATTTGAGTTGCTGAAGTCATTTGGATTTCTCTAAATAACGGTGCAAGTACTAATTCATTCTGAATATCTCTTTCTACGTTTGTGGAAACAATTTGCTCAAAATCAGCTGATGATACATCAACACCTGACATTTGATTGACCTTAGTCATAAGGTCTTGTGAGTATTTTGTGTTCCAACCTTTTCCTGTAGCTAAACCAGCAAATTTTGCATCAAGAATATCATTCTCAAATGCTTTTTTCCAGTCGCCATTTCCTTGTCTGTCTGAGAAAGTTCTTTTTGATTCTCTCATTTTCATGATTTCATCAGACTTCTCAACTAAGTTAGCTTCAAGCTCTTTGACTACTCTTTCAAGGTCTTCGTGCTTTTCATTAACTCTTGTCTCAACATCAGACATAAGCTTTTCAGCTCCAGTAATAACTGATGTTACTACTTGTTTTTGTTCTTCCTGTTTTGCTAGGTCCACAGCTTTCTGCTCAGCTTCTGCAGCTACTGATTTCTCAGTTTCTGCTTGTGCTTTTGCTTTCTGCTCGGCTTGTTGCATTGCAATTTTAGTCGCAGTATCTTCTGCTACTTTCTTTGCGAACGCTTCAAGGTCAAAGCTTTCAGGAGTTATATTTTTGTCATTTGACATAGATTTCTCCGTTTCTTGGGATAATTCCCCTTGTGGCTGCTCTACTTCAACAGCATCTGCTGAATTGATTGAGTTAGCCTGATTGCTAAAAGTTTGCTTAAACTTATTGTATTCTTCCATGTTGTCAAATGATTTGGCAACTGAAAAAGTAGCAGCTTGATTACAGGGTACTGTAACAACTGATACTTCAAAAAGCTCTGCGTCCTTTATCCTATATCCATCGGTTTCGCTCATATAATCAGCGTCCTTGACTCTGAAACCGACAGAAAAGGCTCCAAGAACACCGTCTTTAATTAATTCTTTTACATCGCCAGCAGATTTAGAGATTCTAGCATTAAGCTCTAATCCTTTTTCTCCGACGCCAATAGCAGTAGCTCTGCCTATTGGTCTGTCATAGTTATGATTAAATAATATAACAGGGTTGTTTTTAAAATTGTCCAATCCACCTTTAAGCCATGCATCATGGTCGACGATATCGCCTGCTCGGTCTTTAGTATTCGTGCTAGCAAAACCTTTAATGTTTATGCTGCCGTCATCCTCTTCTCCGAGAGTCTTAAAAGTAGAAGTTAAATTGAATAGTTTATTTGCCATCTTTTGGTGCCTTTTCAACTGCTGGTTTAGCAGTTACTTTAGCGGCTTCAGGCGCTTGTTTTGCTTCGAACATTTCTGGGTAATTAACTTTACACATTTGCTGCATTCTGCCCCAAGACCCAAAAGGTCTTTTTGCAATCATAAATCGCACAGGAGTGTCTGTTGCTGCTTTGTATTCGTTAGCACTCATTACATGCCCTTTTTTGCCGAAGTACTCGGCGAGTTGTTTTAATACGACTTTTTTATTCGCCATTATTTTGTTCCTCTTCTTCAGGTGGTCTACCACCTTCTTCTGGGTTTGCCGCTGAGCCTGCTATATTTGCAGGGACTCTTGGTTCGTCAAATCCCGGTACTGGTTCTTTACCTAGGGCTTCTCTTGCTTCGTTGGCACTAAATATGCCTGTATTCACTAGTGTAGCATAGTATGCTGCTTGGTCTCTTAATTCAGGTTGTAGAGCAGGTATATCTGTCACATTCTCTTTTATCTCGAAACCAAAGTATCTTTCTAGTGCATATCCGATTTTTCTTACAATTGGTAAGATAGTCTCAAGATAGTAAAGTCTATGGTTGGGTCTAATATTTGCATTATTCCCGCCGTCTAATAGAATTGGTGGTATTCCCATCGCTTCTAGTATAATTCTCTCATTGGACTTAATTCCTTCTTGGAAGTCCAATTCTTTAAAACTGATTTCTGTTAGATTTTCTACTTCTAGTCCACCATCTAAGAATAATGGTCTGCGTCCGCCAGAAGTTGGGTTGTATCTTTGTACCCATGCTGCTAACATTCTTTCTTTGATTTTTTCTGAAAGTGTGTTAGGGCTCTTTAATACTAATCCTGGAACTGCTCCATTCTTGAAGAAGTTATCTTGGAAGTTTCTCATGCTAGATAATAGTTGCATTGTTCTGTATGCAGGCTTTAATCTAGGTACGCCTCTATAAATAGATTTGAAACTGTTTTCTTTTATGTGTATAATCTCATTTACTGAGTATTCTACAGCACCATCAAATACGTACTTTTCTACGTATGTTTGGTCATCTGTGTATATAACTACTTTGTTTGCTGGAAGGTGGTATAAGTGCGCTCCATCAAAATACATAAAAATGTTACCATCAATCATTAAATCTATTATAAGATTTCTTTTAAATGAACTAATGTCTTGAAAAGGGTTGACTTCGTGATTAAGTAGTAAATTTACTCTTGATTTACGAATGTTTTTTGCAACTCCTGTAAACCCTGGTATTGGATTTCCAACATTGAAAGGTATTTCTGCAACATCATCAACAATCATGTTAACCGCTCTATTTACAATTTCTAGTTGTTCATATGCATTTTTATAATTGATAGTTCTTTCTTGCGAGTCGACAGTCATTCCCTCATTACGGGAAATTATGTACTGAGAGTCATTTAATTTTTCCTCTCTTTCTATTCCTAAGAATCTGTCATACCATGCCATATTTATCTCTCTGTTTCTCGACCCATCGTTGTTGTTTCTTTGCTGTTATCAATTTGGGTCTTTTTCCATATATTGAATGCAATCGTAAATGATGAGTATGGCAAAGTGTTACACATTCGTCATACACTTCTACATAATTCTCATCAATGAACTGCTTTCGTATGTCTAGTATTTCTTGCTCTTTAGTTATATTAATCTTATTTTGTCTTAACCAAGTTTCTAGTAGTTCAGTCAGTCCATGAAAGTGATGAAAATCTAAATGTTCGCCTGTTCCACATATATAGCAAGTGTCTTTCTTATTATATTGTGATTTGGCTTTATCTCTTACGTATTTAACTAAATCTCTTTTTAGTTCCATATTTCTACTCTTAATTAGAATTATACCAAAAAGTCACATATATTGTCAAGAACTGTTTTTGACAGGTGTAACTAGAAGGTAGTAATTGAGGTTTCAAATGTATACAGGGCGTATCGTAAAGCATCTGCCATATGCGATGCCCCATCATGTTTTGGTTTCTCTCTCATCAAATTAGGGTTTGGGTCCCATTGATATTGGTCCAAGCATGTGAGAGATTCTTTACATTGTTGGTCAACAAGTAAAGTATTGTTATCTACTACTCCTGCTACAAATCCTATTCCGTCAAGAACAGATTTTTTAGCGTTAATAGTAGTAATGTCATAGTTTTGTGCAAAGTCAAATCTAGTTTGTTGCGCTGCAGAATCAATATAAATGTAATCTATGTCCCATTTATGTATAAGTTTTTGAATCTGTATAGCATGTTGTTCAGTTGTCTTTTCAGCATCTAAGTATTCATCTACTAAATGATAGATACCTGAGTCCCAGTCATAAGCAATAACACAAAATGCTGTAGGGTCTTTATACCCAACATCAAGTCCTGCAAATACGTCCATCTTGCTAGTATCTAAATCTTTGTGATTTGCTACGCAATGTTCGTAATCAAATGCCCATATTTGTCCTTCATATACATTGAAGTCAGCCATGTATTCTTGGGCGAACTCATTTGCAGACATAGTCTTCTTTGCTTCTACAATATCTGCTTCTGATACACGAGGGTTTTCATGGTAAGTAGCTTTTATGGCACACCACTCAGGAAACTCATCACTAAATCCTCTATAGTAAAATTCTGCAAAATAATTATTTCTACCCCTCGGAGTAGATATAAAGATTGCTTTTGAGTTCTCTTTATCTAGTGTAGGTCTGAGTGCTACATTGAAGGCATCTCTACCATCTGTTAGTGCTGCTTCATCGAATATGATTAAATCATAACTTCTACCAACTACTGAGTCTACCTGATTGATTGAACCCATACGAATCGTAGAACCGTTAGATAGTTCTATAACTTTGTCTTTTGCATTATCTTTTGTAACTTCCAAGTCAAAGTGCTTTATCAAATTTCTTTGCAAGTCGAATGATATTTGGGATAGTGAGTAGTTGGGCGACATAAGTAGTACATTAGCTCCTGGAACTAAGCATACTAATTGCCCGATGATATTTGAAATATATGTTTTTCCTTGTCGTCTAGATACTGCTGCAGTAACAAAACGATACTTAGGATTGTTGATAGCATTGATAATAGCTGTCTGAGAAGAGTTAGGTTTTATGCCTAAAAGTTCCATATAGCCTTCGATAGGAAGCTTTATGAATCTATCTTCTGTAGGGTAGTCCATTAGATAATCTGGGACTATGTCTGTTCTGCTTACTTCAATCAATGTATTAATTCGTTTTCAAATAGGTTAAATGGGTCACCTTCGTCTAAGAGTTCGAACTCATGACAAAGGTTTAGTAGATATAAGTAAGCGGCAGATACTTTAGCAAGTTCTTTTTCTGCTACAGTTCTTTCCGCTCCTAATGCTTTTTTATTGCTTATCTGTGATAGGTGTTTAGTAGAAGTTAACGCAGTTTCTTCTAACCACGCTCTTCTAACATCAATTTGTTTCACCTTTAGTTTTCTGTTATGCAACCAACGCCGAGTACTTCTGCGTGTGCAGCGAATACTTGGTCTGAAGCTTTTTTTGCAATTATTACTACTGCTTTTGCATCTAATGATATAGTCGCTAGTGTTGCATCTGCTTCGTTAGCTACTGTTACTACTCTG